CCCTGAAGACATAACAAACTTAACCAACATAGGAGTATAAGAATGGAGTTATCTTTAATACGTAGTCTTATGGACAAAGGTTTCTACGATGACCATCGTGGTTCTAAATGTCCTGACCGCTTGTTCAGTAAAGACGTACGTAAGATTAAACAAGCTATTGATACAGCTATGGATAGATACAATAGGACAATAACACCTGATGAAGTACAGGCTATGTTCCTATCTAATAATCCTACGCTTACTACTGCACAGAAACAGGCATATGATTCACTGTTTAGTGCAGTTAAAAAGGAACAGCCTATGGGTAGTGACATAGCACAAGAGGTGCTATCTAAGCTATTCCAACAGGTAGTTGGTGATATCGTTGCTAATCTAGGCTTTGATATGATTAATGGTGACAGCGATACGCTACAAAGATTGCGTGATATCTTGGAAAGATACGGTGATGATTTCATACCTAACTTAAATATTGAGTGGGATGACATCAGCATTGAAACACTCATGGCTAAAGCAGAGTTAGAAGCTAAGTGGTCTTTCAATATACCTAGCCTTACTCGTAGGGTAGAGGGTGTCAGTGGTGGTCAGCTTATTGAGGTAGGTGCTAGACCAAACACAGGTAAGACTTCCTTTCACGCTAGTCTTATTGCCTCACCTAATGGCTTTGCACACCAAGGTGCAAACTGCATTATCTTATGTAACGAAGAGCCTACACACCGTGTCGGTGCAAGGTATCTAACTGCCGCATCTGGTATGTCTGCTCGTGAGGTAAGAGATAACATGAGTAAGGCACAAGCCATGTATGCACCTGTGATGAAGAACATCAAGATTAAAGAAGCAGGTGGGCGTGACATGGCTTGGGTAGAATCAGTATGTAAGGCATATAAGCCTGACGTACTTGTGCTTGACATGGGTGATAAGTTCGGTACATCTGGTAGCTATGCCAGAGAAGACCAAGCACTAGCCGCATGTGCTGTCTATGCCAGACAGATTGCTAAGACCTATGATTGTACTGTGTTCTATATGTCACAGTTATCTGCTGAAGCAGAAGGTAGGTCACAGCTTAATCAGTCTATGATGCAAGGCTCACGTACAGGTAAGGCAGCAGAGGCTGACCTTATGATACTGATTGGCAAGTCACCATCTATTGAAGGACAGGATGAGGACAGCCCACTCAGACATCTTAATGTAGTTAAGAACAAGCTGAATGGTTGGCACGGCATGGTTAATGTAGACTTAAACTATATGACAGCGAGGTACGAAGGATGAAGTTAGTATTAGACGTAGAGAATACAGTTACAAATCGTGATGGTAAGATACATCTTGACCCATTCGAGGCTGACAATTCATTGACTATGATAGGCATGTTATCTGACACAGGTGTTGAACGTATAGTTACATTTGACCATGCTGAAGTAGAAGCAGATGACTTTGGGCATACTGTAGTGCAAGAGTGGCTAGACAAAGCTACTGTATTAATCATGCACAATGCTGCACACGACTTGTTATGGTTGTGGGAGAGTGGCTTTAAGTATGATGGTCCTGTCTTTGATACCATGTTAGCTGAGTACGTATTACAGCGTGGACAGAAACAACCACTGTCTCTGGAAGCATGTGCTGAAAGGTACGAGTTGGATACCAAGAAGCAAGATACTTTGAAAGAGTATTTCAAGAAAGGTTACACAACACGTGACATACCACATGCTGAGTTGTCTGAGTATTTATCACATGACTTACATGCTACACAACAGCTTGCTAACAAGCTATGGTACAGACTAAATACAGTAGAAGATGCCAAGCTACAGAATACTGTCAACCTAACTAATGAAGTAGCCGTGTGTCTATCACGTATATATCAACGTGGGTTTGCTGTTGATACTCGTATGCTAGAAGCAGTGAGGCAGGAGTTTATAGAGGAGAAAAGCAGTCTAATAAATTCACTACAGAATCAGGTACGTTTTCTAATGGGTGATACACCTATCAATCTTAATAGCCCAGAGCAGTTATCTTGGATAATATATAGCAGACAGGTAATGGATAAGACGTATTGGGCTAGTGCTATTGACCCATATATGGATGATGCATACTTCCGTAGTATCGTAGCTAGTGGTACGAAGCGTGTGTATAAGACTAGAGCAGAGCAATGTAATGAATGTAATGGTACAGGACAGGTAAGAAAGGTAAAGAAAGATGGAACACCATTTGCTAGACCCAACGGCTGTAAAGCATGTAATAGTCTTGGGTATAATCTGGTTAATCTACATGAGATAGGTGGACTAAAGTTCAAACCACCGTCAGCTAAATGGGCAAGTGCTAACGGCTTCAGTACAAGTAAGACAAACTTATCTATGCTTGAGGCATCTGCTAAGTCTAAAGGTATGGACTATGCCGTTAGGTTTTTGTCAGATGTACGCAGACTATCCGCTGTAGATACGTACCTGTCATCCTTTGTGGATGGTATATCTACATACACTAAACAAGATAACAAGTTACATGTACGGTTATTACAGCATCGTACATCTACAGGCAGGTTCAGTGGGGCAGACCCCAACATGCAGAACATGCCACGAGGGGGTACATTTCCTGTCAAGAAGGTATTTGTATCCAGATGGGAAGGTGGTAAGGTACTTGAAGCTGACTTCGCACAGCTAGAGTTTCGTGCTGCCGCATATTTATCACAGGATGGAGTTGCAATTGATGAAGTTAAAACAGGCTTTGATGTTCACAGCTATACCGCAAAAGTTATTTCGGATGCTGGGCAGAACACTAGTAGACAAGACGCAAAAGCGCATACGTTCGCTCCGCTTTATGGTGCAACGGGATATGGGCGAACAGCAGCGGAAGCTGCATACTATGAACACTTCACAGAGAAATACCAAGGGGTCAAGCTATGGCACACCCGATTGGCTAAAGAGGCTTTGAATACACGTAAGATTACTACACCATCAGGTAGAGAGTTTTACTTTCCTGATGTACAGCGTAACGCTAGGGGTAGGGTGTCACACTTTACACAGATAAAGAACTATCCTGTACAGTCGTTTGCAACAGCAGACATTGTGCCTCTAGCATTACTACACATAGATAAGTTATTAAGTACATTTAAGTCTTGCGTAGTCAATAGTGTACATGATAGTATCGTTATAGATGTTCACCCAGATGAAGAGAAAGGAGTTATTGAGGTGATAAACAATACTAACAAAGACTTACCAGACTTAATTAATTTAAGATGGGGTATAGATTTCAATGTACCATTATTATTAGAGGCAAAAATAGGTAATAATTGGCTTGACACGAAGGACGTATCCTGATATAACTATCGGACTTTCACAATAAAGGAGTATAAAACATGACACAATTAACAACAATAGATACAAACAACTTCTCAGCAATGGCTAAAGCAATGGGCATAGCAGAAGCAGGTACTACTCAGAAGAAACAGAGTAGCACTCTTGCTCGTCTACGTATATCTCACTCACCTATCATGGGTGAGGCTGAAGTAAATGGTAAGCGAGTTAATATGGAAGTAGTTTCTGGTGGCTCTTACAGAGTAGAGATACCTGACGGTCCAACATACTATGCAACAAGCGTTGAACTACGTCCATATGTACAGCGTTACATGTACAAGAAGTTCTTGAAAGGTTCAGGCGATACGCCTAACCGATATGTAAAGACTGTAATGGCTGACAATCTTAACATAGACTTGAAAGATAATGACGGTGGGTTTAACTGCGGTAAACCTGCAGGGTATATTGCAGATTGGAAGTCACTACCTGAGAAGACACAAGAGTTAATCAGACAGATTAAACGTGTTCGTGTTGTATTAGGTACACTTAATCTTGTAGGTGCGGTTGACGCTTCAGGTAATGAAGTAGAAGCACCAAGAGATATCCCATTCATTTGGGAGATTGAGAACCGTGATGCCTTCAAGACTGTGGGTACGTTGTTCACTAAACTAGCCAAGCAAAAGCGTATGCCTATTCAGCACACGATGGTTGCTAACACAGAGGAAAGAAAGCTACCTAACGGAAATAGCTTCTACTTACCTGTAGTGTCTATAGATATGACTAAATCACTAGACATAACAGGACAAGAGCAAGATTCATTTGCTGACTTTATGACTTGGATAGAAAACTACAATGATTATATCATCAATGCTTACGCAGAGAAGTCATCACGATATAATGATGAAGACGATGAGTTGATTGTTGACGGTGTTGTAGACATTGAACTAGATGAAGAGGTAGCCTAATGAAACATCCTGCTGAACTGGCGGTACATCAATACATGACGGATGCTGTAAAAGGCACGTCAACTATGTCTGACGCAACTATTAAACAGGTTGCTGATGACATACAAGAAGCACTGCATCGTCAGTTTGGTGGGGGCAAGAAGCGTAGCGACTTTAGGCTTCGTATGTCAAATGTTGGTAGGTCAGCTTGCCAATTATGGTACGATAAAAACAAGCCTGAAGTTGGTCTGCCCCTACCGACAACATTTGTAATGAACATGATGATTGGAGACATCGTTGAGGCTGTCTTCAAAGGATTACTTAAAGAATCAGGAGTACAGTATGAGGACAGTGATAAGGTCACTCTTAAATTGGACAGCATATCCATTGACGGAACATATGATATTGTTATTGATGACGCTGTTGATGACATCAAGTCAGCATCTAAGTGGTCTTATGAAAATAAGTTTGAATCATACGATACTCTTAGACAGGGTGATGCTTTTGGGTATGTAGCACAACTAGCTGGTTATGCAAAGGCATCAGGTAAACGTGCAGGTGGTTGGTGGGTAGTTAATAAGGCTACTGGTGACTTCAAGTACGTACCTGCCACTGGCATAGACGTAGACGCAGAAGTGGCTAAGATAGAAGAGACTTGCAATATAGTCGAAGAAAATAACTTCAAGAGATGTTACGAAGCAGAAGATGAGACGTTTCGTGGAAAGCCTACAGGTAACAAAGTCTTGAATGTTCATTGCGGATTCTGTTCTTATCGCCATGACTGTTGGCCTACACTAGAAGAAAGACCTGCTGTTAAATCACAAGCAAAGTTGCCTAAGATAACAAACTATGTAGAAATAGTAAATAATGGTTAGCCACAAACAATTTAGAGCCGCACGTAAGTATGGTTATAGGAGTGGGTTAGAGCATAAGATATCTCTCTACCTTGATGAACTTAAAGTTGAGTATGAGTATGAGAAACTCAAGATAGAATGGGAAGACTTAGCTTACCGCACTTATACACCAGACTTTGTGTTAAATAATGGTATTATTATTGAGAGCAAGGGGATGTTTACTGCGGCAGATAGACGCAAGCATCTTGCAATACAGAAGCAACATCCCCATCTTGATATAAGATTTGTATTTGAAAACTGTAGACGTAAGCTACAAAAGGGTGCTAAATCTACGTATGAAGAATGGTGCATTAAATATGGTTTTAGATATTATAATAGAATAATACCAGAAGATTGGCTTAAAGAAAAAGGAAAGAACAAGCATCCTCGTTTCATAAAGTTTTCTGGTTCAAAAGTAAAAAGGAGATATAGATGATAGATAAGAAAGTAGCAGAAAGCCTTGAAAAAGAGGACGTTGTAATTTGTATAAGACCTACTGTGTTGAATGGAAACGAATGGTCAGGAGATGTAAACATTTCTATATTAGCAGGTAGAGATAACCCACTGCATGATGATGATTACTACAGCTTACTACATTTTGCTAAGATGGTATGCGCTACAGTACCGATGATGGAGACATCACCAGACTTACGAAACATAGCACACGATTATGTTATGTCTGAAGTAGACAATGAAGAATTAGACATAGAGTTTGAACCTGAATCAGACAGAGGAAAAGTACTTGACAGGAAGGATAATGTTGTTACATTATCTTTCGGTAGCAAAACAAAAGGGAGTGCATAATGAATGACCAGATAAGACATGAAGAATATATGAAGCAAGCAATGGCACAATCAGATGTAATAACTAATCCAAAGCACTATGAGCGTTATGCCATTGAACCTGTGTCATTTATTATGAATAATGAGTTGCCTTTTTGGATGGGCAATGTTATAAAGTATATAATGAGAGCAGGTTATAAATCTAATACAGATGAGATAACCGATTTAAATAAAGCAAAAAGGTATATTGATATGCGTATCAACCAGCTAGAGGGGCGTGAGCCAAATGCGAGTTAAAGTATATATCACAATAAATATAGACCCCGAAGAATATCCTGTACCTGCTGACGGTAATGTAGCAGAAGAGATAGAGGAAGGCATCAGAGAATACTTTTATGATGTTGGTGGTACTGATATTAGAAACATAAAAACCATACAGGAGTAATACATGATAAGTAATTATTTACCAACGGACTACCAGAACTTTATAGCGTTATCACGTTACGCTAGGTGGAAAGAAGATGAACAAAGACGTGAGAATTGGGGTGAGACAGTTGCAAGATACTTTGATTACATGACTAATCACCTCAAAGAAACATGTAACTTCACACTTGAAGATAAGTTACGTGCTGAACTAGAGGAAGCAGTGCTTGAGCAACGTGTGATGCCTAGCATGAGAGCACTGATGACATCAGGTCCTGCATTAGACAGATGCCACGTAGGTGGATACAACTGTTCTTACGTACCTGTAGATAGCCCTAGAGCATTTGATGAGACAATGTACATCTTAATGTGTGGCACAGGTGTAGGCTTCTCTGTAGAGCGTAATGCAGTAGACAAGTTACCTATTGTTAATGAAGAGATGCACAAGACAGACACAGTAATCAAGGTAGGTGACAGCAGACCGGGATGGGCAAAGTCTTTGAAAGAACTTATAGCTATGCTATACTCAGGTCAGATACCTAAGTTTGATGTATCAGAGGTACGTCCAGCAGGTGCAAGGCTGAAGACATTTGGTGGTAGAGCATCAGGACCACAACCTCTGATAGACTTGTTTAACTTTTGTATTGAGAAGTTCAAGGGTGCAACAGGACGTAGGCTGTATCCTATTGAGTGTCACGATATCATGTGTAAGATTGGTGAGGTTGTAGTTGTAGGTGGTGTAAGACGTTCAGCACTTATCAGCTTATCTAATCTTAATGATGACCAGATGGCACACGCTAAGTCAGGTCAGTGGTGGGAGAATGAAGGACAACGTGCCTTGGCTAATAACTCTGTAGCGTACAAAGAGAAGCCACAGATGGGTA